TAACTTCGTCTGGCACTTCGCAACGGTATCTTTCCCTGCGCTTCAACAGGTCATCTTTACTTGCTTTTTCGCCCTGTTCCTCCCAAGTCTGCCCCAACTCGGTATTAACCCAAGATTTCATAAGTTCGATATTACCTTTTTTTAATGCCTGGTCCGCTTCGATAAAGCCTTTTACTATCTTATCCCAACCAAAAAAAGTAGATGCCAAAGAGTTGAAGTGGAATCCTCGCACTTTACGGTTCGGGTATTTTGCCACATACCGCCCCTCGTTAAAATGTTCTTTCCACTCAACCTCTGTATGTACTACTCCACATTTTGCACATACATAGGTTGTACTTTCTATTTCCCCGTCTGCATCCACCTTATAGATTAAATTACTCCATTCCAACGGTTGTAATTCTCCGCAACTCGGGCAAGGTACGTTCCACTCCTCCATAGTAGAATGTTCGTACTCCATTTCTATACGGCTTGCCCCTTTTATCGTTGGCGTGCTTGTGTCTACCTCTTTTCGATTCCAATATGTTGTAAGTCGTTTCCCTGCAAGTATCAGAGGGTCCCCCTCCGCTCCTGCTGTTGGTGGGTAAGCATCTATCTCGTCCGCCAATAATATACGAATCGGTCGGCTTCGTAACTCCGTTGGAGAGTTTGCACCTGTCATTGTGATACGTCCGCCCGGAAACGCCTTTTTAAAGATTGTGTTTCCTGCGGTTCGGCTTTTCTCATTTATCTTATCCCTTAACGCCGGGGTATCTCGTACCATTGGCATAAGTCTGTCTTTACTCATTGTTTCCGCAAGGGATAAGGTCGGTTGCATACACAATATGGTGCATGGGTCGTAGTGCATATAATAGCCTATTGTATTAAGCAAAAAAGCATCCGTTTTTCCCATTTGTGCAGCACTCATAACCACAACTTTTTCAACGGATATATCCGTTATTGCATCCATAATCTCCCGCTGCCAAGGTGCTTTTTCTGTATTCCACTTACCGCCTTTGCTACCCGATTCAGAGGACAAACGGCGGTATCTGTCCGCCCATTGCGATAAAGTTAAGTCTGGCGGTGGTTCTAATACTTTAAATATTCTGTTGAAAAGGTCAATCGTTTCCCTCTTCATCTTCCTTTATTTCCTCCTTAAACATACCCTCAAAATCGGATAACTCGTTAAGTGCTTCTTTTATCCTGTCATTCAGATATAAAAAAATCTTTGCTTTGTCCGTCATGGATGCCAACTTATCCGCTTCCTCCGCCGGAATAGCACTTAAACGGCTTTTGAAATTTATTAGCATTGCCGTCATTACTCTTTCTATATCTTCCGACTTATGCAATTCTCCTTTTTTAACTGCAAGGTCCAATTCCTCATTAAGCCTTTTTGTTTTGGTTAGTTTGGCTCTCTCTTCGTTTAGGTCTACCGCTTCCTGTGATTCCGGGTTACGGTCCCTCAAATAATTTATGTACGCCCTGTTGGTTTCCGCCAATGCGTACAGGTTTCCTTGTTTTGTTTGTAAAATTCCTTTTTGTGTCAACCTCTCCACATTTTTAGGGGTCATATCTAGGAATTTTGCGACCGCATTTTTATCATAGAGTTTCAAAATCCTACCCCCTTTAAAAAAATTTGCGGATTTTTGGAAGTCGTTTTTTCGCCCCCGAATCTAGGAAGCGTTTGGGGTCACGGCACCCTCACGCCGTTCAGACGGCTTACAGTACCTACGCACCCTCGCCGTCCGTGGCGTGTGCCTACGTCCGCCTGTGGTGCTGTGTGTGGTGTGTGCCTGCCTGTGTGTGCGTGTGTGAGCGTGTGGCGGTGCGTGGCGTGGCTACTGCTGCCGTATGCCTGTGTCTATACCTCGCCGTCCTCGCTGTCCTCTGTGTAGCTATCGTCTATCTCTCCTGTATCGGGGTCTACATCATACTCCCCACTTATCTTCTGCTT